GACCTAAACGATTGAATACCGCGAGCAGCACGGCATGAATCCGACCGTCGAGCAGTGTGCTGAGCTTGTCGGGATGCTGCCGGAGACAATCCGCACCTATCTCAACAGCTCCAATGACGCCAGTAGCCTTGATGCCAAGGCTAGAAACAAAGACGACGACGGCAGCAGCATCGTCGATCTAATCCCAGGACAGGAAGACCAACCTGAAGAGGAGGTCTTACTTGACACTCAGATCGAAGCTGTTCAAAGCGCTCTAAAGCAGTTGAGCCCTAACGCTCAAAAGCTATTAGCGCTGCGCTACGGCTTAAACGGTCAAGAGTATGTCTCAGCTACCAGCCTTGCCAAACAACACGGAGTCTCACGCGAAGCAATGCGCCGCCAAATCATTTTCGCTGAACAAGAAATCAAAGCGGTTTTATTAGGTGAATCGCCGGGAAAGCCGCAGAGACAGAAGAGCAGCTCCAGCTTGATCTGGGGTTGGAGCTAGACAATGGGAGCGAATCGGATGGGTCCGCCGTGCCCTAAGTGCGGCAGCTTGATTACTGACGTGAAGTCAACGTATCGGTCAGAGGAAGGCGATTTTATCCGTCGTCGCCTTTGCCCTTCCTGTGACTACAGGTTTTATACCGCGCAGCCGACTGAAGCCCTGATTCATAGCAGGAGCGTTCAGTGGAAAGGCAGGACGCCTACGATCTTCTGGGAAGACATCGTCACGGCGTTTAAGCACGTCCTCAGGAAGCACCCGGTATGAGGCGAGAGCGAATCCACCTACAAGGCGACATCACCGTCGAGACCGGCAAGGATTTTAACGGTAGATTCTTCGTCGCACACGCATCAGGCGTCAGCGTCTACCTGCGCGATCCGCAAGAAGTGCGGGACTTCCTAGACCTGCCAGCTAAGACGCCAAGCTGCGAATCACTTGAATCATGGTTCGCATCACTGTCGTTAGCAGACCAGCAAAAGCACCAACCAGCCAAAGAAACGGAGCAAGCGCTATCAGCAGAAGCGTTACAAACAGGCTTCGGTCCCGAGTGTCATCTTGATGAGTCAGATCCCAATTTCCAGACTCGCACAATAATCTGACGGTCTCACTTCGCTCCGGATCAGGATTGTCTAGCCCCTCTAGCACCTGCATCAGCTCAAGCTGCGTTATGTGACCTGTTGCCTGCCTGACCAGCTGACTCAGGTAAGCGTTTTGTTTGACCAGGGACGCACAGAGCTTTGCGACTTCTTGACTGTCCCCACAATGGAGTACCGTCCGCGCTTGGCTTTCTATTCGTAGCTCCTCCTCAACGGAAAACTCTACGACCATCCATTGTCCCCAGGACATTGCGTTCTAGACATATCTCGAAGGGTAGCCCTATGGAACCGCCAAGGCTTAAAAGGATCGTTACAGATGGCGTTGAAAAATACCGGGTCTGCTACCTAGGCATGACCCGCGACTTCACTAAGGATTACGCCGCGCTGTCCTTTTACGAGCACCTTTGCCAGTGCTACGTCTTAGAACTGGCAAGCAAGAAGCATCAGTAATCCCAGCGGATACGAGGTGCTTGAGCAAGGTCTCGACCGTTAGCGCGAACGCCAAGATGCACAAAGCCCTTGCTTGCGCCGTAGCCGACGCTATGCGGCCAATACTTGTCGCACCAGTCCTGCACCTGTTTGATATCTACGCCTGAAACGTAGAAGTCAACAGCGCCGCATCCTGGCTTGTACAAGTGCTCCGAATCACGAGCACCACCAACAGCAGAATTGACAACAGGCGGACGATAGCCGCTAGTAATGACGATGGGTTTGTTGCCAAAGGCAGAGCGCACCTTCTCAAGGAACGTCGCCAGGTAAATCGCCGTTTTAATTTGATCGGCACGGTCAAACCGTCTGCGCTCTTCACGCAAGGCAAACTCACCCAGGCTGATGTTCGGCGTTAGGTGGGCGCTAAACGGTGCGTCAACGCTTAACTCAGTGGCAGCTGATCCGTTCTGCTCGACGCCCCTTGACCAGACCCCCGCCTCTGCCCTGCGACGCCGCAGCAAACCAGCTTCGACGTTCGTGCCAGGGTTTCGGTAAAGCTCTAGCGCAGCAGGTACACCAGCCCAATCCTTCTCACGTAAGCACCGGCTGATCGTCTCAAACCCAGCCGAGCCATAAAACCCACTGCCAAGGTTGTAGGCAAAGCTGATTAACGCGCATTTCTGCTCATCTAGCATTTCTCCCCACGCAGGGACGCTAGTTCGCAGCTTCCGCTCGATCCGGTCAATCTCAAGGTCCAGAAGCATGTCCGCTTCAATGACCGTAATCTTGTCACCGCGTTTAACAGGCTCCCCGCCGCTGTACCGCGTCGTGCCATACCCAATCGTCCACGGATCGCCGCCCGACAAGGGATCGGGATACGCCGAGAGATGGCAGCCCTCAAACTCTTTAATTAGGAGCCGTGCGAGCTTTAGATCAGCCTGTTTCCCGTCCTGGCTCCAAGTCTTAAACCACGGGCGATCACGCCGCATTACCTCGCAGTAATCGTTGCACTGCAGGTCAAGCTCAAGCTCCTGAATGGCAGCCTGCTGATGCGGCAAGGCTCGGAAATACTTAAACAGCGCCTCAAGCTTGATCGGTGCCGGGTTGCTCATCAGTTGCCCAGGGTGCAGTTATTCGCAGCTCATCGCTGCTAATGATTGGTGGCGGCACCGTAGCCGGTTGCGTCTTGTGCCAATCCTCGATGGCATTGTCGAGCTTTGGTTTTAAGGTCGCGTGGAACTTGTAATCACGCGCAACCTTATTGAGCTGATGCCGCCAATCCTTGTCGCTAAAGCGCAAGAGCCAGGTTGTGCTGCCTACTTTTTTCTAGCGACGACGTTTAAAACGTTAATCAGAAGCTGCACCCAGCTATTGCTGCGGATCGGCAGCAGGGTCAGGACTTCAGAGCCAGCAGCCGCGACAATAGCGATGACGGCGATTGTGGTGGGATCCATTACTTAATTGGAATTAAGTTGTCTTCTCAACCTAGCTGCGGCTTTCGATCTGACGCAACCGTTGCTCGTGATCGTCAAGACGTTCTTTGTGATCGCTCCGCAGCGCGGTAATCTGCTCCAGGATCAATGCCATCCGCGTATCCATGACGCTGGCACGTTTGTCGATCCGCCATAACGCGCTGACACCAGCGATGATCGCTGCCGTAACCAGTGGGGTAAGGAACGGATCCACGGCTGCGATTCAACAGGGTCATTTTACCTAGGCGGCTTCCATGGATCAGGCTTGCCACGCAGGATCGCAACCGCTCGCACGTAGTAATCGCAATCAGTTTTGCCTGCTGCTTCTAGTGCTGCTTTGATCTTGCGCCAGTTCTCTAAAGTTTCAGCATCCATCACGAAGTTGCTGTTGCAAGTATTCTCGCAACGCTCTGTCGTTTGGTGTTTTGGGATTCTTTAGATCCAGCTCAAAAATGCGGTCCCGTAATTGCTGCTTACGGGCTTGGCAAAACTGCTGTTTGACTTCTGCTGATTTGGCGTAACGCGAGTCGATGGTGACCGTCGTCGCCACAACAGTGGTTAGCAATGCAAGCGCACCACCGAGCAGCGACAAACGGTTGTCCATCTATCTGCCCTGACCACGCAAGGGCTTCTTACCGCGCCGACGTGGGCGCGAATGTTGGCCGTAACCCTGGGATGTGGTTTTGGGGCGACCGGCTTTGTGCTCAACCCGCCCCAGTGCAGTCTTTGACTTGACCGCCATTACCAGGGCACTCCGGCAGCCTTAGTGGGGGCGCGTTGCTCGTCGATCTGAGCTTGCAGAGCAGCTTGGATTTCGGTGACTTTTTCGTCGCCCCCGAGTGCGGTCTTGACCCAGCCAATCACTTCGGCTTCCGTCAGGTCAGCAAACGGGATGAGCGTGTCGGGACGCTCGAAACCGATGCTGCCGTAAGCACCACTGGAGTAGGTGCCGTCGTTAGCGTTGACGGTGTAATGCGCGGTGAACACAAAGCCGTCGTCGGTTTCGCGCTCCAGGGTGTTGATGCTCCAAGTGAACGTGGTGGTCGGGGTAGCGGCGGGCATGGTAGTAGCCAAGTCTGTTTGACTTTAAGGGTGGTGCAACCTGTTGGGAATGGCCGGTTGCCCGCCTGGGTGATTAGCGAGTAGGACTACTGCGCCTCAAGGGCTGACAGACGAGCTTCCATCGCCTCGATCTGCTCCTTCTGCCGTTTGAGTAGGTTCAGCAAGTGAGGAACAAAGCGGTCGTACTGAACGCCTTCTGGCTCTAGGCCGCCGTCTTCATTTTTAGCAAACAAGCAAAGCCGCGGATCAATCTCAGCAACTTCCTCGGCAATGAATCCCCAATAGCCCCATTCCTTGTTGTCGTAATCAGAGGTTGACTGATACCAGACAGGACGGCAATTAAGAATAGAATCTGCATAGGAATCTTGCAGCGTTTCAACATTTGTTTTGTATTTGATAGATGAAACAGACCTGATGAGATATCCGTCAGTATTAACGTTTACGTTTGCAGCCGTAGCAGTAGTGGATGAGTAAACGGCGGGAATGATTACGTTGCCATCATTTTTGATAGTCATCCGCTCCGTCGGGCTGCTCGCTCCGTCGGCAGTAGTGGAGAACACTAAACGCGATCTGTGATTAGATCCAGATGTCCAAGAGCCAGCATCAGACGTAGCGTAAATCTGTGCGCCTAGGTTTTCGGAATTATCTGAAAAATTAATCGCTCCAAGAGCTTGGCCGTCGCCAGATGGCAGGCTTCCTCTACGCAAGGCAAAAACGGCGTAATCCGTCGTCGCACCTGAACGACCTTGAACTTGGAGCAATGCGCTGCCAGAGGTAGTAGTCGTGCCAACTAACAGGCGTCCCGATGTATCAAACCGCGCCCACTCACCAGAGTTACCATAAAACGCCAAATCCCGAGCAGTTCCCGAGCCAGAAGCACTGGACTGGAGGTACGCCGCATTAATGCTGGTGTTTATGCCGAGTGCTAGTTGTGAAAAGTTTGAATCGGCAGTGCGTATTTCAATGCCATTGGCATTAGCGGTTTCGGTAATCGTGAGCTTTGATGCAGGACTGGTAGTGCCAATCCCTAAACGCCCTGACGAATCAAGACGCATATAATTGATCCCGCCAACTTTCCATTGAAAGTGGTTAAGATCCGAGCCAACATTAAAGTCAATTGTTGTGTCGGTTGTATTTCTTTTAATAGTGAAATCTGCACTATCGCCAAATTGGATCCCCGAGTTAGCGGCGGCATCACCAAAGTTTAAGGATGATGCAGGCGTAGAAGTCCCCAGACCTACGCGTCCCGAGCTGTCGATGCGGGCGGCTTCTGATGCGCCACTATTAACCGTCCAAACATGAGCCCCAGTACCGTTAGTTCGGTGATAAATATCTCCGTTACTGGCTGAATCAACGTAAAGACTGGTTCCACCATAACAGATTATCTGCGCGCTACTAGTCGCAGTTGCATTATCAAAGAAGATTTGGGAATAAACAGCAGTGCCATTAGGTCGAATCCGAAGACTACCGTTTGTGTTGCCTGTTCCTCGAAATAGTACCTCACCATCAACATGTAATTGATAAGACGGATTCGTAGTGCCAATCCCTACGCGACCACTGCTATCAATGCGGGCGCGTTCGCTTTGGGATCCAATGGCAGCGGCACCAGTGGCAAATGAAATACCATCGTATCCGCCAAGATTCAGGTACTCACCACCGGAAGAAACACTATTTGCGGCACCACGCCATACAGCAACGTACTTATCGGTGGAGTTGCCGTTTCCTAGAACCAGCATACCGCTGTTGTAATTAGTATCTGTGCGACTTATACATAGAACTGCCCCAAAATCACTAGTTGCTCCAATAGTTAATGGAGATTGAGGCGAAGTAGTGCCAATCCCTAGTCGTTGGTTCGCAGTGTCAAGATAACAGAACTCACCTAATCTTACAGTTTGCGCAGCGCTATATCCCAATAGAATCTTGAAATCACTGTTACCATCTTTTCCTCTTAAATAGTTTCCATTGGTGCCAATATAAATATCACCATTTTCTACTTGCAATTTTGCACTAGGGCTACTAGTCCCCAGACCTAAGCGGCCTGAGTTGTCGATGCGGAGCGCTTCAGAATTGCTTGTTCCAGAATGGAATACATGCGCCCCTGTGGATCCATTTTTGCCGTAGTAATACAAGCTTACCCCATCGCTTGTAATTGTGGGTGCAGCGGTTGAAGTTGTTGGGGCTCGATAGTCAAGCACCAGGCGTGGAGAGCTGTCGCCAATGGCAAACTGGCTACCCGAAGTTCCGCCTGCAACCTGCAGTAAATAACTTGGATTGGTGGTCCCCACCCCAACGCGACCACTGGTATCAATACGCGCAGCTTCATTGCCAAATGAGCGGAAGAAGGTAAGCGGTCCTCCCGTTCCGTTCAAAAGACGAGCCTCGCCATTAACGTTTGAATTTCTAAAAACAAGTTGCGAGATATTGGTTGATCCAGTTGTATTAACAGTGAAAGTTGTATCAGCAGTGCTATCGATCCACAGCCGTGCGTTATAACTACCTGGATCGGTAGTAGAGCCAATCCCTACTTTCCCGTCCGATGTGATGCGGAGATGTTCGGAAAGCGTTACAGACGATCCTGCAGTGCCAGAATTTGCTGCTGAATAAGTAAGTGTTTGGTCTTCAATGCGTAAAAGACCACCACCTCTGCTGCTTATTCTGCTCCAAGCATTGCTGCCAGTTTTGAAGAGGTTATTGGCAAAATAGCTATCATAATTATATGAAACGTGATCGCTGCCGACGCTGCCATATCCGACCTGCAGGTGAGCACCGATTGCCGCTGATGGGGCAAGAGTTAATCCTGCTCTTCCGTTTGCATCAACAAACAACCGCCCAGACCCACCAGTCGAGATGGCTACTTGGTCTGCGCCAGGTTGATAAATACCTGAATTAACGTCACCGTTCAGGATGATGCTGGGGGCGGCTGCCGTACCAGCGGGAAAATCAAAACGCTCGCTGCTGGTCCAAGCATCCGTAGCGTTGACCCAGTTAATCGTCTTATCAGTAGCGCCTTTCAGCGTGATGCCGCCACCGTCAGCAGTCGTATCAGTAGGAGTCGTAACCGACCCCATCTCAATGTTCTTGTCCTCAACAATCAGGTTTGTTGTATCAATCGTCGTGGTCGTGCCCTGAACCGTCAGGTCGCCAGGGATCGTGACCGCACCAGTATCCGAAATCAGCAGCCGCTGCGTTCCAGCCGTCGAGATCGCAAGCTGATCAGCACCAGGGCGATAAATACCAGTATTAGGGTCGCCGTCAAACGCAATGCCGGGAGCCGCCTCCGTACCAGAGCCAGCGTTCTCCATCAAGTCAGCAATGCTGACCTTCTTCGTCTCGTCGTTGGTTACGTCAACGGCAGGCAGGACATCAGTGCTTTTGGGATCTGCATAGGCGTCCAGATCCGTGATCTTGATGTTGGCCATTGACGATGCTCCGATAGAGAGATCTTAGTTGCGGCTTAGGTCTTGATACAAGCCAACAGTGCAATGTTTCGCGGACGAGTCTCAGCGTCACCACCGCCAATCGTGTGCGTGTGAGCGCCAGCCGCTCCAGTGGTGTTGCCGCCCTGGGATACAGGTTGCGACTGACCGCCAGACTCAAGGTTTTGACGATCACCACCGCTGTAGGAGTGCGAGTGGTTGCCAGGGTTGCTGGTGGTAAAGGCGTTGTTGGGCAGTGCAGTTGCATCACCCTGAGACGATCCAAGTGTGCGGCTGGTATCAATGCCGCGACCATCGTCTAAGCCACGGACAAATTCACCACGCAGGTCAGGCAAATTGAACGTGGTGGATCCATCACCGCCGCCATAAGTTGTCCCGATGGCACTGAACAACGTGGCATAGGTTGTCCGGCTGACTGCTGCTCCGTTTGCCTTCAGGTAGCCGGTCGGGGCGGTAGACCGGGCGGTGTAAATCACCGTTCCAGCAGGCGTCAGATCCGTTGCTGATGGGATGCCTGCAATCTCATCGTCAACGTATTTCTTGGTTGCCGCCTGCAGATCTGCTGTTGGTGCAGCATCTAAGGTCAGCGTTCCAGTCAGCGTGCCACCAGCCAAAGGCAGGTAAGTAGTAGACGCTGCCGTGATCTGCAAATAGCGAGCGTCACCAGCTGCCTGCGTAATACCAAGCGGGTCAACGCGGACAAAGTTTGCCCCGTCGTACACCTTCAGCTCATCAGGTGTTTGGCTGGTATCAAGCCACAACTGACCTAGAACAGGGCTAGCGGGTTCCGTTCCACTTGGATTGGTAATGACCGCCGAGCTAGGCAGGAAGCTAACCAGCGAAAAACTGGCGCCGTTATAGATCTTCAGCTCAGGCGGGTTATTAGACGTATCCACCCACAGCTGACCGTTGGCTGGTGATGTTGGAACGTCTGACCCTCGCGTGGTCCCAAACTGGACCATTGCCAAACCAAGGTTTTCGGCTGCAATTCGCTTGGTCTCAGTGTCGCTGATATCAACAAACGGCAGTAGGTCGTTTTCGACCAACGTGTCGGCTGAGGTCAGCTGGGATATACGACGGTCAGCCATCAGTAGCCAATCACTGTGATGTCAACTAAGCCGGTCACGCCGGAACCGCTGGCATCGAGACACTTAATCGTAACCGAGGTCGTGGTTTTGGCTGTGACAACAGCCGTGACCGCCGTTGACCCACCAGTTTGAAGGGCAGTGATTTGCACGCTTTCAACACTGCGGAATGTCTTATTCAGGCTGACCGCCGTGCCAGCGCTGCTGATCGCAACGTCATTCTGTTTCTCGATCACGTCGGGGTAATCGAGCTGAGCGGTCAGGGCAGTGATGTTGCCAGCAACAACACCATCAGGCGACTTGAAGGTGGTCTGCACGCGGTACACATCACCAAGCAACCTTTCGTATGGGGCGTAAGGGTGAACAATCCCGCCCTCTGCTAGCTCGGTGTCGTCGTAGAACCGTTGCTCACCCAAGATGCCAAATGCTGCGCCTCTGACGGCATACGTTCCAGTGGCAGTGCCGCTAAGCGTAATCGCCGTGCCGCCCTGGGTAGCCGCAACACGGAAGACGGTGGTAGTCAGATCAGTTGAAACGACGTGGTAGGTCGTCCCAGTAGAGATCCCGGTAGGCAGGCTGCCCGCAACTTCGACGAACTCAAAGGTGTCGTTCACCTCAAGCAGGTGAGGAATCGTCGAACCACCTCGCTGCAATTGGAAGCTGCTGCTAGCCACGTCGATCACTACCGGCGTGTCCTCCTGCAACAGCTTGTCATCGTCGTTGGTGCCATCAGGCTCCTGCACCAGCACAGTGTCTTCGCCAGTCAGGGCAACCAGTTTGTGCTGATAAGTTGCCGTCGCGGTGGTGCTAAACAGCAGGTTGCTTTCAGCCTCGTTGTTGTCGAAGTTCCAGGTGAAGATGCTGTCTCGACCTGCATCGGTCTGTACTAGATCACCGTTGCCATCGACCTCGCAGTTGATGTAGTTGCCTTCCCAGCTGCCGGCGCCTTGAGTCCTGGCGTTAATCGTTGCGACTGCGTTGCTGATCGGTGGCGCACCAATGTTGACCAGCACAAAGGCAGGAAGATCAGAACGCCAGTTGGTCGCATCAACCGACTTGACCATCACCACCCAGGTGTCAGAGTCAAACAGGCTGGTCTCGAACCATTGTTGGTTGGCGTTCAAGCCGCCAGATGCAAGCTCCAGTCCTGCGCCCCAGCTGGCAGACAAGTTCAGGCGAGTGGCAAGCGCTGCCGGACCGGAGACGTTGTACGTCCCAGTGGCAGTGCCCGTCAGGTTGATTGGGTCGCCACCTGCAGTTGCAGCAAGCTTGAACTCAACGCTGTTGAATCCTTCTGCCGCCACGAAATAAGTGGTGCCAGCTGTGATGCCGGTGGGCAGCGTTCCAGAACTAGCGGCAAACACGATCTGTTCGCCAACAGTCAACAGGTGCTGGTTGGTTTTGATGCCGATAACCGTTGAAGTCTTGACCGTAACGATGTCAGTCGCAACGTCAAACTCAACGATGTTTGTAGCCAGCTGGCCACGCTTAAAGCGGACCTCATAACCAACAATGTCGCTGACAACCTTCTGGTCCCAGCTGCCGTATTCGCTCAGCGGTAGCTGCCAGCTAAAGCGCTTGCCTGCACGGTTTGCACTTTCAACGACGCTGAAGTTGTTAGGCGTTGGCGGTGCAATCTCAGCACGCTCCACCACGTCGTAGATGTAGTCGTCCGGCTCTTCGCCAAAGACTGCGCTGGTAAAGCTGATTCGAACGTCGTAGGTGTCCGGTGCGTGGAACGCAATCGTGTAATAGCCCGTGAGCGGAATGTCAGCCAGGAAGTAGTAGCCGTCGTTTCCAGGGGTTTTGACGCCAGGGATCTCACCGCCCTTAAGGTTGCGTGGTTTTGCCCAGCACTTGAAACCAGTAATCCGAGGCAGAATCGGGCAGGTGCCAGGATCAACAATGATCAGCTGGGTGCCATCAGGCTGGTTGGCGTGGGTGACCGTGGCGCCAAACTCAGCATCGCTCAGATCTGGGATTGCATCAAAGTCCGAAACATCAACGGTTTCGTAATCGCTCTGGCGGCTAAGGCGATCAAATGTCGCAACGCGGAATTGATATTCGGTGCCGTAGACATGATCAGGCAGGCTGACCGCTGCATTAGTAACCGAGGTCAATTCGATGTCGTTCCACTGAGCAGCAGTCGCATCACGCCACTGATACCGATACCCACGCACCAGCAGATCGTCGGAACCGTTGCGCTGCGGTGAACGCCAATCAGCGTTGATCTGCGTGCGACCGTTGTTGTAAATCAGCTTTGCAGTCAGGCTTTCAACTGCTTGTGGTGCCTCAAGCGTGAAACGATCCTTGGGAATCGCAATCGGCAGGTCGTTATCGACGTAATCAAATTTGCTCGCGTTGTACTGGATTGCCTCAACTTGGAAGACAAGCGGCTCGACCTCAGTGATCGCCACGATCTTGTAGAGGGCAGCCTGCATGTCAGACCACTCCAAAACCCACAAGGCGTTAACTTGGCTATCGACGTTGCCATCAACAACGGCAGTGGTCGTTCCAAGTGAATCAACGATGGTGACGCCTTCGAGCACGTCGCCGTCTTGGGTGACCAGTACGTCAAGTCCGTTCTGTACTGCCAGGTCGCGCAGCTCAGGATTGCCCCGGTCTTGTGATGCGCTGATCAGGTTATGAACGCTCAGCTTGGGGCGCTTAGTGATCGTGCTGTCAGGGTTGGTGACGGTCTCCCCGTCAGGCACCACCAGCGTCAGGGTGTAATCAATCGCATCGTTCAGGCTCAATACGGCGTCGAGCGTGATGTTGTTGCCGCTGATTTCTTTGATGCGACCGCCCAGGCGCTGACCCTGCTTCATTGGGTCGGCAATTTGGATGATCTCGCCAACACCAGCCGCTAAGCCCTCCGCCCCAATGCGGAAGCTGACTTTTTCTGTCAGATAACGGTTGGAGAACAGCGTGTGTTTTGCTGCCCGCAGTGCCTGACCGCGTGAGGTAACACCAAGCAGGCGCAGGTCAATCGGGTTGTAGCCAAAGGTCTCCAGCAGCGCGTCATCTTGCTGGTACTCAGTAACGCTGGAATACGCCTGATTGGGGTCGTCCCAGTTAGCCAGAACAACAGACTTGCGGGCGCCTCGTGCCGTGCCGCTGTAAGTGAAACAAGGTGAGGTGACTTGACCGGAATCGTCAACCTCTTGGATAACGTTGGCTTCGCTGAATTGTTGAACCGGAACCTGTTCGCGGTCTTGGGTCAGGAATAGTTGCCCTTGGCTGTAATAAATTAAGCCCCGGAAACACGAGGCAAGACCATTCAGTACTTCATAGACGCTGCCTGCATTTTGCAGAAACACATTGCAAGTGAAGCGTGGCTCTGTTCCGCCATTGCCGTCGGGAACCAGTTCGTCGCAATACTGGCTAATGGTGTATAAATACCACGGGTCAATCGAGATGTTTGGAACGTAACGGGCGACGCCAAATCTGTCATTAACAACGATGTCCCGGAAGATCCAAGCAGGATTATCCGTCCAAGCGGTTGTAAAGGTACCGTCCCAAATGCCTGTGTAGACGCGAGTTGTCGGGTTGTAATTGGTTGGAATTTGGACGCGCTTGCCGCGCAGCTTGACCGAAACGTTTGGGATACTATTGAACTGGCGGGCATCAACTTTCAGCGCCAGCAAGCCGGTGTTTGGGTAGGCAAATTTCTCGTCAATAATTTCAATGTAGCTCTGCCAAGTGATACTGTTTTGCAGATAGGCAGTGCTGCTGTCGGCGGTTAAACGACTAACGCGGATTGTCCACGGTCCAGTACCATCCAAGTCAAACTCGTACGCCCGCTGGAACTGGCTGCTTGATTTGCCGCTAACAGTAGGCTCAGCAACTGTGCTGTAAGGACCGCCGTTAGCTGAAACTTCAATCCGATAGCTGACACTCGTGCCGGTGATGTCGCCGTTATCCCTGTTGTTTGCTTGAAGTGCTGGGTGGTTGATGATTACCCGGCAACGCTCAATATCGGTGTCAGTAATCGTCCGGGTGATCGGACCAGTGGCAACGGTGATCGCAGTGTTGACGCCGACTGCATTTTCAGCAGTGCTAAACCCAGCTATCGGGGTCTGCGTTTCGTCCGTTCCAGTGCGCGATTCAATCGTGTAGCCGTTGAAGTTATAGGTGCCGTCTGGGTTCTGGATTGGCGTTGAATCCAGGTAGGTGTCCTTGGCAATGCTGTTAGGGAAGCCCTCGATCTCGCCTTCGCTCAGCGCATAAACCGTCTTGGCAAATGCAACCGAAAACAGGTTGTTGGCAGCCTCAACAGGTTGCCGTGCAGTTGGCGTGACAGTGACGTTCTGTTGAACAGTCTGTTGTACAACTGTTTGGCCGCCACCACCGCCACCAGCGCCGCTGACTTCAGGCAGATCTTGAAAGTCTTCCATCAGAGGCTGTTCTGCAGTTCCAGACCGAAGCTCAGGACGGGCAACGATCCAATGATGCGCTCACCGTAGAGCACTGGAACGACTTCGCCCTGCTGGGTATTGGCGTTGGATTTATCGAAGGTAAATGAGCGTTCCTGTTCCTCTCGGCTGCGACCGCTAGTGGCTCCACTGCCGATACCGCCCGGACCGGCAACATTGGGCATTTTGGGGGTCGGCGTCAACAAATCAGCAATGCCGCCAAAAATCAAGCTTGCACCGACTGCGCCGATGCTTATTGCCGTACCAGCGCCAAACCCCAAGCCAAGTCCAAACAAACCGGCGCCTGCCGTAACAATCGCAAACGCGACGATTGCGACTCCGGCAATAATTTTTCCGACGCCACCTTTACCTACTGGTATCGGCGCCAATACAAATCTTTTGCTCAAAGGCCATAGCAGTTGCTCTTCATCCAATCCTTCGGGATGCTCTGTGATCGCACGCCAAGCAATGCCATTTTCGCTTGACTGAAGAAAATACTCGCGAAGTCCGGGGATTTGGGCGCACAATGCGCGAACGGCTTCGGCTGGGGTCTTGACCGCAAGTTTGAACTGACGACCAAAACGGCGTCCTGCTTCGCCAAGCAATCGGATCGTCACCATCAGCCTGCCCTCCGCACAACCATGTAGCTATTCTCGCGGAAATATCCGCTGTAGGAAGTCGTTCCAGATAACCTACCCACTAAATGCTGGTACAGCTGGTTGGCAGCTGGGTCTTCCACCACGGCGACGTGATTGCAAGCATTCTGATTGCGGATTCGCATCAGGATCACATCACCCCGCATTAGATCTAGGCCGGCAGGCACTTTGACGAAGCCTTCGGCAGCGAAGTTCTGCTCGAAATAAGTAAAGCCAGGCTTTGACCATTCCCCCTCGTAGCGCCGAGCGTAATCGCCCATCTCTATGCCCATCTGCTGCTTGTACCAGTCCCGCACGGCGGAATAGCAGTCGTAGACGCCGTAGTTCCAGGGGCGCCCTAGCAAACCTGCGTCTTGGGAAGGATCCAGCCAGAAAGCTTCGCTGCCAGCGCAGTTCCAAACGGCATAAGGCAGATTCAACGCCTTGCACGCTTTGATGTCAGCTGGGCTAAAACCGCTGTACTTGGCGTGGCTGTGCCAGCAGGCTTTGGCGTCGTCCAAATAATCGGCAGTGTCCTGGGCGCTGATGACGAACGTGTCAGGCTCGTTGCTGGTGTTCTGGCATTCGACAACTGTGCCGTCAATCAGGATGAAGCCGCATGTTTCCTTTGGGTATGCACGCTCTGCATAAGTCCGCATCGCTAGCCGCTGTTCAGCAGTAAGCGGGTTTTGCCATTGCGACAGCATCAGCCTTGTGAATCGACGAGACCAGGGAAACCGCCAAATGGCAGCCGCGCACCATCACCGAATCGGAGCTGGCAACTAGTCAAGCGCTTCCCGCAAACATCATCGGCCAGATCCGTAACTTCGTCATCGTTTGCGTCGAAATAATCCGTGCCGTCATAGTGACATCCAATGTCACTGCGGTAAATCCACTGGCATTGCTCACGCAAAAGGCGCCGACCAGGCAAGCTCCGACCCTCAAGGTCAAATGGAACCGCCAGCTGAAAAGTGACAGCGAGTTTGGTCTCGTTTGATTTCTGCTCAACAACCCACTCGTCTGGTCCCCAATAAGCATCAGGATCTGCACCAGGAGTGCCGTCGAGATACGTCGTCAGTGTGCGGATCCGGCTGACGCTGGCGCCAACCAAGTCGCTGTAGGTATTGGTCAGCGCTGTAATCGCCAAGCCAACGTTGGCGAAAGTGATACTGGGACGCTCCAGCTTGCCGCTGGTATTTAACTCAAACCCATTGGCCTGCATCGGCAAAGCCGTGTAGGTATTGGTCCTGTAAGTAATGTCATCGCCGTCAGTCTGCGACCAGTTGCAAAAGCGATAGATCGACTGGTCGGTTGAGCCAGCAGGCAACAGCGTCGAAATGTCCAGAGTGAAGAGGTCAATGACCTCCGGCATCTGGGTCTTGAAGGTCTCAGCGACTGGTGGTGATTGCGTCATACAAACACTCGCTCTAGTTCAAACGAGATCGTCATAAATGACGCGCTGACTGGTGTCATTGTCCAGCCATCACGGAGCACATAATCGCGGGGCGAAAGGGTCAACGTCACCTCCACAACCGTGTCATTGGCAATGTCCACTGAGGTCAGCAGACCTGTGTCAAGGTTGGCGGTGTAGTTAGTTGGGCGGGTGTAGCCGGCGAGAGATAGAGCACTGAGATCCGTGTAGCCCAAGTCCAGCACGCCGCTTTCAAACGGGCGGGAAAAGGTTTTGGTGGACATTGGGGCGGTCCACTCAATCGCTGAGCCACGCACAGTCAGTAAATAGCTCTCAATCGAATATGCGTCGGCATTGGGCATTGGCGAGGTAAGGCACTGCCAAATCTCACGGTCAGTGTTCAATCCGTCAGTCAACAACTGGACATAGCCGTCGCCAAAGGTTGCCTGCTGACGGCGTTGGCTGCGTTTCACCACCGGGGTGGCATGAGCCAGTGGGATGTCGTCAAATTCGATGTAAGCCATTAACGCAGGACCCCTCCGCTACGGCGTTCGTTGACCAGGGTTGACATCACGATACCTTGAACTTGGTTGGCGATCTGCTTCTGGGCAGCAGGGCTTAGCTGTTCGCCAGTGTTTTCGACCGTGATGTTGATCGAGCCAACCTGGACGCCGCCCATTGCGCTATTGGGAACAATACTGCCGCTGCGTCCGGGGACAAACAGCTCAGGACCACGCTCGCCCACTAACGCAGGCTTGCCGCTCATGACGCTTCCGCCATTAGCAAAAGCCCCCTGGAAACCAGAGAAGTTCCCCAACCCTTTAAGAGAACCACCAATTCCAGTTAATCCTGTCGCGCCCGCATAACTTGCCCCAGCAGCAGAACCACCAACCCCAAGACCTGGAACACTGCCACTTAGGGCACCTTTGCCACTTAAACCCTTGCCGACGCTGGCAAATGGGCTAAACGCACTGGAGACAAGCCCGATCAAGCCAGTCACAGCCTGTTGAGCTGCAATCCGAATCATGTTGTCAATGATCGAATTGGCAAGCCGCTGGAAGGCATCGCCAATTGTTGTTGTACCCCTAGCGACCTCGGAGACTAATGACGAAAACTCAGACGTTGTAACGCCAATAGATTTACCGAGTTCATCAAGCGGATTCTTGACTGCCGCAAACTCTTGCATCTTGATCGCCGCATCACCTGCCAGCTGCGCTTGTTCTTTGAGCTTTGCTGCCTGAGCGTCAAGAACAACACCAAGCTCCTTGCCAAGCTGAATATCAACGAGCTGCAACTCAATACTCTTTGCAGCTGCTGCGTTGTTAAGTACGGTGGCATCAGTGACACCTTTGGTCAGCTCGGCATATTTGCGGCTAATCTCAAGGCGCTGGACATCAGCTTCTGTCCGCACACGATCTAGATCGTTTTGCTGCTTCTCAATCGCTAAGCGATTCCTGGCGGCGAATAAGTAATCGTTGACTTGGTCAGAGAGTCGAGCGAGTTGATCTGCCGCTTTCTTCGCTGCCTTGTCTTCCTTAGGAGCGCCTGGCGCTGTTGCAAGTCCGCCGGTATCGAGTACGCCCCCTTCTGTTTTAGCGCCGACAGTGATGCCCTTCTTTAGGGTGCTCTCTTCTTCCCTGAGTCGTTTGATGCGGGCTTTAATGCCGCGCTCTTCAGACTTGCTTGCTTCTTTAAGGGCTAGTTTTTCAAGGCTTAAGTTCTGCTGTACCGCTTGTAGGCGGGAACGTGCTCTTTGCAGCGCTTGGGCGTCGCCTGTCGCTGCTGCCTTGGCTGTTTTTTGTGCCTGGCTTTCATAGCTAGCCAGAGCGAGCGTTGCCGCACCAATGCCAGCGGCAAGCGCGACCCAGGGACCAGCTGCAATCAGAGTCGCAGCTCCAACGGCTTTTAATAGCCCGATTGTTGTCGTAAGGATCGGACCAAGCGCAACCAACGCAGCCGTAATACCAAGAACAGCAGCAGTAAAGTTCTTGACCGGCTTCGGCAGCGCAGCAAACTCCTTAATCGCTGATGTAACCGCCGAAAGCAACGGCGTAAAGGCTGGGAGCAATTGCGTGCCGATCGCCTGGGCAAGTTCTGTCTGTGCTTTCTGGAACTCGCGCAGCCTGCCGGAGGTACTGTCAAACGACCTCTCTAGCTCATCTGCACCTTGATCCTTAATGTCCCGGAGCGCTTGAATCAGAACAGGAGCAGAGACAGCGCCTTCTGATGCAAGCTTCTTGACTTCGCCTCTAGCAACGCCAAGGACCTTCGCTACAGCATCAATAACCTGCGGCGTTGCCTCGTTGATCGCCCTGTATTCTTCGCCCTGCAAGACGCCAGAGCCGAGCGCCTGGTTTAGCTGTAGCTGCGCTGATGCCGCTTCTTGCGTGCTGACCTTGTTAATCGCAAGGATGGTATTGAAGCCTTCATAGACATCGCTGATCTCCGCAAGACTTGCCCCCTGCGGACCAAGGCGGTTGCCCAGGTCAATCAAAGCAGCGAGCGTATCCGTCTGAGCAATGCGGAACTTATTCGCCGATTGAGCGGCTACCTGCTGAATGCCAGCTAACTGCCCAAAGCGTTGCGTCAGCAGCTCTGCTCGCTTTTGTGCAGTTTCAAGCTCGACCCCAGCAGTGATCGCACCTTTCAGGGTTCGGAATCCTGCATATGCAGCGACAAGCCCCTGTACGCCTCTGGTTTGCTCCCTAAGGGTCCGGGTCTGCTTTTCTAGATCAACCGCAAAACGCTTTGTAGCGCTAGCAGCCTGATTAACGCTTGCCTGGAGCTTTTTATATCCTGCGTCTAGCCCTGCGACAGCCTGCCTAATCTTGCCGATTACCTGGAGCGGTTGCCGCCCATCAACTGTTAGTCGGACTTGCGCCACTGGTTACCCCGCCATAGAACCATGCTACCGGCGCTGCATCTTGGCGCGGTCCATCTCTCTTTTCTCTCTCTCGCCCTTTACCTCAAAGTAAGCGGCGTAATGGACAAACTCGGCATCAGTCAGCTCGCTCCGTAGACGGCTAACTGTCATGCCAAGCTCGCAGGACAGAAAAAACTCGAAGTAGAGCCAGTCGTCCTGCTTTAGTCGTTTTTTACTTCTTCGAGGTCTTCAGCTTCGCCAAGCCCGAACAGGAACAGCTCAAGCTCGTTCAGGACAGACTCAGGCAGCTGACGCTGGAGCTTTGGCGCATCAGCAGCAGCAAAAGCCTTGCTGCCATCTTGCAGCTCAGCCATCTGACACAGCATCTGGGTGCTGATGTCCAGCGCCTCTTCAGTACCAGCGAGCGATTGCGCTTTCTTCCGATCAGCACGGGTAATCGGACGGAAATAAAGATCCACCACAGGCTGCCCTGCGGCGTTCTTTAGAACAAACTTGCGGCGCTGGCTGAGGTCAAATGCCTCAACCAGCAAATCCACAGTACGTTTGGTGCCTGCCATCAGAGCCTATTTAATCGCTCTGATATTACACCTCATCACTCAAGGTTGCCGGTAATAGCACCGCTGGTGATGAAGTTGCAGCTGACAACAACCAGTTCGCCAACAGTGGAGCTGATCTCCATGTCGGTGATAATGCCAGCAAAGCTAACCGAATCAGAGCCGGAAGTCGAGCCGGTGGTGAACAGCTCGAAGGTAGCGTCAGCAGGGTCAGCAGTGGTCAGCACATCTTCCAGGAAGCCAGCTTGACCAGTCGCGTCGGGGTCATAGACCAGCTCGACGGTGCCGGAACCGGAGATCAGGCTGCCAACAAAAGAGCGGAAGGTGTCGCCGTGATCGGTGACATCCAAGGTTTCCTTGGTAGTGGTCAGGCTCCAGCTGCGGGTGCCAACGATGGTGGCGTTAGTGCTGCCAGCTGCGTCGAACTGAACAGAACCTTGTTCGCCTCGGAGAATTGCCATGGGTCAGAGTCCCTCGATGGATTCAAAGGTCACACGGACCTGGGTTTGGAAATAGCCCTCGGGAGCTGGTGAAGCCAGAGCCTCTGGACCTGTTGGAGCGTCGAAGAAAACCCCCGACACGTTGACCCTATTGTAGAGATCGCGGATTCTTTTCCCGATGGTGTAGTTAGCACCAGGACCAACACCGGGAGCCGAGAAGATATTGAAAACGACTAGCCCGAAGATCCTGTTCTGCGAGTTGCTAGTCCCGCCCTGGCTGAGGTACTCGTTGGCGCCGAAGGTTGTTAAGCATTGCACCCAGCTAGACGCCGGTGTCGGCTCAAACGCCATGTTGTGAAAGACCACGGGGATGGCAGGGCTTTCCGCTAGCTCGGTTGCTAATCGCGCTTCGATGGTGGCGCGAACCGTATTGAGGTTGATTGCTGCCATCAGTCTTCAGCGATGATGCTGCGCCATTCTTTGACTACATAAGCCTCAAGCTCTTTGCCGATCAGATCGGGGAAGCCCGGCTTAGTGCCCTGCCTGGTGCGGTACTTACCACCCCACGATGGCGGGAGGTTAGTGCCGTAGCAAACTGCCTCGGCGTACTCGACGTTGTTAAAGACAACGCCTTGGTAAGGATTATCTGTATTGACCTGCCAGCCCTTGATCAATCGCCCGGTGTCAACAGGCGTTCCGACAGGTGGCTGACGGAGCTTTAACTCTGCATGCCATTGCAGCGTCGTGCGCTTGACTAGCTTTTTAACCTGATCGTCCATCAGGTCCGGGATCTGATCTAGGCGGATCTGGCGTGGCATCGTTAAGCCCTCAGGATCAGTTCGTAGACAATCGCCGTGTTCGCCTGCTCCGTGATGTTCACCTGAATGACCTGGTGAACAACGCTGCTGATGACGACCCGATCCTTGGTCTCAGGCGCGGTGCTAACAGCAGCAGCCGCGATCAGCAAGCGCTTGTCGCCTGCCTGGATCAGCTCGTTGACCTCTCTCAGGCTGACGTCAGACAGGACGCCTTTGACCGTGGAGTCTGACTCGCTTTCAGTGATTGCGCCTGTCGTCGTGTTGTAGCTGCCGCCGGTCACGATCCGAACGGTTACATCGCCACCGAACTTGCTAACGACCTTGCTGGCAACCTTGCGTAGCGAGCTAGAAAGCACCATCAGATTCGATACGCAATACACGCCCCATTCTGGAGCGTGATGCTCGTGATGTACCCCGCGATATGAGCGCCCTGGTCAACGCTGACGCCACTGAAGCTGTCGTTAATGATGTTTGTGCTGACGATCGAGTCGATCGTGCTGTTTTCGTAAAAGTCAACCTGAATAAAAGTGCCAGTATGCGTCTCCGTATCATTGATGACTTCCGCGCCGATCGCGTAGTCAACGCCGGAGATCTCTGAGCCTGCTTTTGCCATGTCAGATCTTGTAGGCGATTACAGCGCCGCCGCTGTTAAGCGTGAAACCAGTAAAAACTCCCTGGATTACAAACCCAGCAGGTAGCGACTCACCGACCAAGCTGTTGCCGGTCCAGTTCTGCGCCGTAAGCGCACTGAAGCTGGTGTTGTTCTTCAGGATCGAGATCTTGTTCCAGCGCCCAGTTCGCGCAGTCGTGTTGCTGACGAAATCAGCGCCAATGCTGTAGCTCGGGTCAATCTGAACGCTTCTATGCATGATCAGAGCCTGTAGGCGACGACAGTGCCGCTGGTCAGCGTGACGCTAGTAAAGACCCCATACATCTCGCAGCTTGCCTTTAAGGGGATCGCTGAGAGGGTATTGCCGGTGTAATCCTCAGCCGACAGGCTGGCAATCACCGAGTCCTCAAGGGCAACGATCTTCCCGAACCGCCCGGCATGGGCGCTGGTGTCGTCGATGAACTCAGCACCGGGGTAGGCGTAACCCATGAATCAGCTCCGCTTAACAGCGATGTTGCCAGGTCCACTGATTCTAAGCCCGGTGAAATAACGCTCTACCATCGGCGGGATCCGATCAGCACCAGTTGCGCCATAGGTGTTAGGCGTAACGTCCAGGTTGCCGATCTTGACGTTCTTGTAGTCCTCAAGCCCGCTTAAACCCAGACCGTCTTTGTTGTTGTTCAGGTAGACCGCCAAAACCGCCTGCGCCTTCTTGACCTGATCCGGGATCTCGGTGTCCGTAAAGTAGTCAGTCGTAATACGAAACGGAAAACCAACCGAGTAAGTATTGATGTAGGTGTCTGGCTTTCGGACCCCAGTGCGCGGCCACTGGAGAGACTGCGTATCAGTCGCACGGGCACCTAAAAAGCGTTCACGATCAATCCGCTGGGTAGCGGTGTACAAGGCACGATTCTTCTGATCGTCCGTAGCAGACGCCCAAGCAGCTACGTCATCATCTTGGACTAAGCCGTCGATGATCGCGTTAGCGTCACTCAGGGTCAGGTAGCTGTTTGCGCTTGCGCCCCCGACTGTTGCGTCGATTGAGATTGCCATCGGGCGTCTCGGAAGGTTTATCAGTTACAAGCTCGGGAGGGGCAGAGGCTGCCGCCGTAGCAACAGCCTCAAGTTCCCGTGCTCGCCTAAAAGCGAACAACCCCAT